CGGCGTCGCCTTCGCACAGACCGCAAGCCGTTCGTCGATTTGTTCGAGTAGGGTCTTCATCATCGCGACAGCGCCCCGGTGACGAAGCCCAGCAGATACAGCATCACGCCGATTAGCAGCATGAACTGAAATAAACTGGTGCGGTCGCTGCGGTCTTCGGTCATGGCCGTGGCCCCCCTGGCGTCATTCGTTCTTGAAAACTTCGGTCCTGTTCCGCACGCCGCCGATGACGTTTGATGATCATGCTGACGGCCTGGCGGGTAATTCCGAACTCGTCGCCAAGCATCTGCATCGTGACATCGCCGGCGAAGTAACGTTCGAAGATCTCAACGTTCCGCGCGGAGATTCGACGTCGCCAGGCAAGTCGCTGTTCCACCTTCTCGAATAAGGTCACGGCTGCACCATCTTCCCCGTGCAGGGATCGATCGGCGCGTTGGCCATGTATTTCAGCAAAGTCCACACCAGTCGGTCTTTTCCGTTCGGTACCAGATACTCAATTCCGTCAGGCGTGATCTTGGCCAGCGCTTCGGTTTCGGGAATGCACTTATTCAGATAGATCCCCTTCGTCGCGCATTTCGGCAGTACCTCGACGGGGCATTTCGGCACCGTGATGGTGAAGGGCAGCAAAGGACCAACGGGTTTGTCGGTGAAACCAATCAAGACGGTCGTCGCCAAAGTCGCCAATAAATTCGTGCACGTCATCGTCATCCCAGTTCTTCCTTTGCTTCCTGATACGCGCGGTTCAGTTCGGCCATCTTATTCGAATCGCCGCCCGTGTCCGGGTGATGCTGTTTCGCCAGGTCCTTGAATCGTTCATGGACGAAGGTCATCCCGACGTAGGGCTGCCCCATGAAGCCCAGGACTTCCCGCCAATGCTTCTTGGTGGACGGATTCGGCAAGGCGGCGAAGCCAGTGAATGCGCGTTCCAGCATGTCGCCGCTGCCCCAGCGTTCTATCCCGCGCAGCGCTTCGATGGTCTTGGCGATGGCCCATACGTTATGTTCGATGCGGTCCCATTCGTCGCAAGCGAACACCATGGGTTTCTTCTTATACTTGAAATAGATGGCGACGCCTTTGTCTTTCGGCGTCGCGAACGTCGCGTAGGGCATCCCGTCGTTCTTCAGCGGAATGTTCGTGGACAGGATCACGTCCGTCGTGATCAGCAGCTTCAGTTCATGAATAAGCACGTCGCGCGCACGGCCGAACGTGATGGTATTTTCAAACCTCGACCGCTTGGGATACAGCGTCCGCATCCGACCCGACGGCCAGCACAGCGGGTGCGCTTCAGTCGGTAGCGGCGTCCGGCTGGCATTCATAAATCGGCCCCCACGACCGTCGTCATGAAAAGTTTCAACGGCCCGACGCTTTCTACGACGTCGGAAAATTGAAGCCCGCGAAGACTGAAGTCCATCCATTGGCCCCCCGACACAGTGACGTGCGGTCGCCATTCCGCCATAAGGTCCTTTTCAGGCCATTCTTGGTCTAGGACTTCGCGCGCCCACACCAGGCGGGGGTCAAGGTCATACAGACACATCACGAACGGCGTCTTCGCCCTGTTAAATAATTCGGGCGTCCATTTCACGCCGTCCATTTCTAGCCGCGTGAATTCTTCCTTCAACGTTTCCCTTACCTCGATGGGGTCCACCGGAAGCGCCCCGAAGAACTTCAAGGTCACGTGGGCCGAAGGGTGGCAGAATTCCTTTCGGAAGTGCACCGGCCAAGCGAGGTACGAAGACGTGTTCATGAATTCAGCGCTTCCCTTTCTTTTCAAGATTCAACAGGTCGGCGTTTTCCTGCCGAAGAATCCGGGCCTTCTGCCGTTCCCCAGCCCCCTTCAGCTTTTCCTGAAGTGACTTGGCGGCGTAGGTCTTCTGCCGTTCTTCAGCTTCCGCGCGTCGGGTCTGGCGTACTCGAGCTTTCCATCCAGCGTTATGATTCGTCTTCGTTGCCATCAAGGACACCTTGGTTCGTTATCTGGCGCCGGCGCGCCGTTCGTTTCTGCGGGACCTTCGGCCACTACGCCGAAATACTTCGCCTGGTGGGCAGCAAGGATCTGTTTCACGACGTCGTCACCCAGCAGTTCGGCGATGTCGTCCAGCAACACGTACCCCAGCTGACCCATCATCACCAGAAGGTCGCGCGGCTTGGGTGGCGGATCGTGCGGCTGATACGCACCCAGCATCACGGCGATGCCGTAGCCCTGTTTGAAACGAATGACCGGGGCGCCTGACGTCGGATGCTTTCGCACCGCCGTGACGAATACCGCATCGCCTGGGGACAGGGGCGGGGGCTGTCCCCCGCCAAGTTCTATAACTTTTCCCATCTTAGAATTCCCGCCGCTTCTTCGACTTCGGCAATTCTTCTTCGTCCGAATCCTCGTCGGCGTCGTCATCGCTTTCAAGTTCGACCGGCGAAAAGACGCTGCCCACGGGCTTCTTGCCCGCGAAGGACTTGCCGTCCCCCATCTTCTGCACGTGGTCCAGGATGAACCCTACGCCGCATTTCTTGCCGAAGTACCAGACGTAGGCATAGACGAACGCGCGGGCGTAACAGCCAGGATAGATATCGGACGCCGACTTGATTTCTTCCATGTTGTGGTCGACGACGGTGGGGCGCTGGTCTTCACCAGAAATCGCTTTGATAGCCCAGTGACCCGCATACCCTTCCTTATCGGAAAACTTCTCGTCGTCGCCATCGCGGAACGGCGATTCGATATCTTCAGGCCAGTTCGATTCGTCCTTTCCGAACTCGACGATCTTGGCGTTTCTCACCGCCTTAAGAATCGACCGCGGATGAACGACGCCATCCTTATCGGGCGGCGTGCTGCCCATCATCTTCGTGTCTTTCCCGAACAGCATTGTGATCGAGTATTGCTTCTTGCCGCCGTCTTCCATCGCGTGCGGGACGAACATATGCGGGTAACTCAATCGGAATTTCGGCGTGACCAGTCTGCACAGGTCGCGTTCTTCCTTCGTCAGCTGTTTTCCCTTCTTCGCTTGCGCTGCCATCTTTACTTTCCTTTTCGGTTTTTCGGTTTCACGTTTTTCAAAACTTCACGGGTATACACTCACGAATTTATTCAGACCGCCCCCCAAATGGCAACGGCCTTTTCAGTCTTCTTCGCCACCTTCAGCGGGCAGACGTTCTTCGCTTTGCACCAATGACAATGCGCGCCTTCGACGAACTCGTCGGGATTTTTCAGAACGCGATCGACCTTCTTCTTGAAGATGTCGACCCAGGGCTTCAGCGCCATCGTGCGCAGTTCCCAGAACGTCGGGCCGTCGTAGCCTTTGATTCGCGGCTGGTCGATCCACATCCTGACACGTTTGAAATTCCAATGGTGAAGATGGGCGAGCCCCAGCGCATAGAAAATCATCTGCAGGTTATTGCGGACGGACACCGGGTGGCCCGCACCATACTTATAGTCGATAACGTCCAGCGTGCCGAAGTGATCGAGGATGCCGGCGTCGAAGGTCCCAAACATTTCGGGGTGGATGAAGTCTAGACGAATCCGCGTTTCGACGATGACTTCGGCGTCGTTCACTAGTGCGCGTTTGAAGATGAACTTCGCCAGATTGGTGGCGTGCCGTATCATGTCGCGATTAGCTGCCTGCATGACGGGCCGCACTTCTTCGACGACGGCCAGGTCGTTACCCGACAGCATGACCTTCATCACCGCTTCCAGAACTTCATGGGCCTGCGTTCCTTCCAGCGACCAGACGGAATCCTTATCGGGGATTCCTTCCGAAAGTGCTACGCTTCCGGGGCAATTGAACCACCGTTCAGCACCCGACGCCGAGAACTTGGAATGCGCACGAACATGGTGGCCGTCGCCGGCCTTGACGACGGCCTTCTTCATCACGCGCGCGGGGCGGTCCAGCTGAAGGAACGGGTCGGTCATTCGCGCCCCGTGTCCGGTTTGAACCCGCAGTCTTCAAGACACTGGCGGATCATGATCAAGTTCGCGCGCATGAGCTGGTCCCGCGTCTTCCAGTCGACATCCCCGATATACACGCGTTCGTTAGTGATAAGATTCTGCCACAGCAAGCGCGTGTCCTTGCTGCTCTGGAAGAATTCTTCCAAGGTCATTTCAGAAGTTCGCGATGCACGTCGACCAGCGGCGTGTGCGTTCGAAACGCCGGCGTCGACGGTTCGGCGTCCCAGAACCATGCGGCCCCTTTGGTCCACGCCGGCAGATCGTTCCGGTCGACCCAGAAGAAGAACAGGAACGCCGGCAGGACCCAGACGGGCGACGTCAGGATGAGCGCATAGTTCACCAGAAAGCGAATCGCCGTCATACGCCTTCCGTCCCGGGCACGGGGGGCAGTTCGACCCACGAACGCCAGTTTTCTGATCCAGGCTTCGCGGTAATAAAGATTTTCCCGTCGTGCGTATAGGCGGACACAATAGGGCAGACGGTACCGTCCGGGGCAATGACCCCCGCGGTGCTGATGCCCAGAAGTCGCCGCACGGCTTTCAATGGTGGGGGTGGAACCGCGGGGCCTTTCAGCGGAGGAAATAAGGAATCTTGGCTCACGACGCCGCCCCGTCTTCGACATTGGTGACGACGCTTGCGGGAATAAGAATTAGCGGGCGTTCAATCTGACCGTGCATGTCCGCCGCGACGACGATGTGATTTTTCAGTCCGCTGTCGTCATCATTCACTTCGGTGATAGCAATCCCTTTCCTCATGGTGGGGGCATTCTTATCAACGGACGCATTATAGGTGATGATGCTGCCTTCTTTAATTTCGTTCATACTGGAGCCGCCTTTCGTATCCAAACCTTTTCGATGTTCAGTTCCCCGTCGCCGCCGTAGTTCCAGCAGAAGCGTTCCGCGTCGGGATAGTTCTCACTGACGAACAGCGTTTCTTGATGCGGTACGCGTTCATAGGCCCATCGTTCAATGACCCGGAAACGGATGTGCATCTTAGACGCATTCTTTCGCGCATCCGCTTCCGAGCCACGTATGGGATGACCTTTGTCTGTGGAACTTTGGTCACTCAATTTCTTATTCCTCGACTTCCAGCGCGTCGATAACGTCCTGGTAATCTTCTTCGTCGAGTTCGGCGACGGATTCGACCTTCCAGCCCTTCTTCAAGATCTTCAAGACTTCGGCGCGGCCGGCTTTGCCACCGGCCTTGGCGCGGACCTGACAGGCGTCGTGCACATCATCAATGGTGGGGCCTTTCTTCTTGGCTTTCTTCTTCGGCGCGGGCTCATCGTCGTCATCGTCCGATTCGTCTTCTTCGGGTTCGACCTTCTTCGCTTTCTTCTTGGCCTTCGGCAGTTCGTCTTCGGCGTCGTCGTCCGATTCTTCTTCGTCCGGTTCTTCGTCGAGGGGGCGATTCTTCTTGGCGCCGCGGGCCTTGGCCTTCGGCAGTTCGTCGTCCGCTTCTTCGTCGTCAGCGTCGTCTTCGACCGGCACTTTCTTCTTCGTTTTCGTCTCCTGCATCGCTTCCATGCGGTCCAGCTGTTCGGTCAGATTCGCCAGCCATTCCTTGCTTTCAGCGCCCACCAGTATCGCCAGTTCGATTTTCGCCATACGTACCCCCTGCCTTTCGGCTTCCTGTTTATTGAATAAAATCAGCGCGAACACTTGCAGCGCTATACGTTCTTCGTCCGAAAGTTTCGGACCCGCCGTTTGAACCCCGCACGCGCGGCAGATCCAGACGGAACCGTGCCGTCCACGATTGAAGTGGACGGGAAGACGATGAGCCCCCACGCATTGTTCGTTCGTTACCACTAGCCCCACCGCGCGCCCCCTTCAATGGTATATACGAATCGGTGTTAACTTTCTGTCAACGGTCGGCGGCTGCCATGAACGCGTCGGCGAGTTCCCACGCCATCGTCGCCGCGTATTCCTTGGTCACCGACCCGCTCACGACGGAACGGGTCAGCTGGGCCATGCATTGCCGCGCCATCAGTCCCCGTAGGGACTCGTTCTGGAACTTTTCCAGTTCGGTCTTGGTCTGGACCGGGTTCGTTCGTTCCTGATTCTCCAGATAGCTATCATGGTGGTGCTGGCATATGCGAAAGTCGCTGACCCGGATACCGGGAAGGGCGTCCATCCCACAACCAATCACTTCGCACAGTTCTTGCTTCATCGTCGTCATTTGAAAATATCCTTCGCCTTCCATTCGACTTCGACCAGTTCGTGTTCGCCGAAGGACATCGGGCCGACGATCTGGTCTTCGGGGAAGAAGAAAAGTTCGACATACCCCGCGGTGTTCGCGGATTCCAATTCATCGCGGAAGAAGTCGACCACCGTCTTTCTAACGAAGAACCTTATCATCCGATCACCTTCTTCACTCGCTTCTCCTTGGTGAACACAGAATTCAAAACTATCTCATCCATCGAATCGGGACAGACGACGTACTCGCACCTGACGTGCATGTTATGACTGCCGCGCCGGCTTGCCCTTTTCTCGGCCTGTTTGTTCGTCTCGTCGGTCCAGGAATATTCGGCGAAGACGACCCGGTCGGCGTTCGGCAAGTTATGCCCGCGACCGCCGGCGGCGATGTTCATGATCAGGACCTTGCATTCCCCCGCCTGGAAACGGCGGAAAACTTCTTCCCGGTACTTTGGCGGCGTGCCGCCAATAACCATCCCCACGTGCTTCACGTGTGCCGCGTGGGGTTCCGTGGCGACATGACCCGAAAGCCTTTCGAATAGACTGATTGCGACTTCACGATGCCACGCGAACAGAAGGATGGATTCACCTTTCTGTTCCAGGCGATCGCGTACGTAGGCAGCCACCCACGGCACCTTTCTGATGCCGAGTTCGCGGCGGAACCGGGCCATTTCGCCCTGGGCGCGATCCTCACTCCAGGATGAAACCACGCGAACCCCCGAAAGGGGCACGATCGGATTCTTTCTTTCCCACGCCCTGTGTTCGCGGCTGCGCACGTCGTCGGTCATCACCAGGATTGAGCGAAGTCGTTCGGGGTGATCCAGTTCAGATTCGTGGACGACGTGCATGAACGACTTCTGAAGCCTTTTCTTCAGTTCATCTTCGTGGCTGGAATACTTATATTCCCACGTTCCGCGGGCGTTCGGTTTCGCGCCCCCGTACCGCATCCCGAAGTCGTCGTAGTTCATGCAGTCGATACTTTCAGGATCCATCGCGTACACGGGCGCCCATAGTTCGATGGGGCGATTCGGCATGGGGCTACCGTCTAGCAGCACGGCATGACGGGCCTTCTTATGGATGCCTGAATACGTCTGACCGTTTTCTAGCCGCCCGCCGAAAAGTGCCACCGTCCGTTCGGCCGTCGGTTCCTTGAACCTCGACGCTTCGTCGACGGCCAGAAACTTGACCTTCATCTTCTCGAGCCTGGCGTAGACCCAAGGCTTCGCCAGCATCGAATCGGGCACGATGATGAACTGCGCACGCCAGGCGACCGATTCCTGTTCGTCGCTAGCGCCCACTATCCCGATGGTGGGGAAGACGTCCAGCCATTCGGTGAACTTCCAGATCTCACGTTCCCAGTTCTTCACTAGCGCCGGGGGCACGACGAAGACTGTCTGCCCTTCCCCTTCCGCCAAGCAAGCGGCGAGGATGACCTGGGCGGTCTTGCCGGCCCCCGGCGCGTGGGCCAGGTAGGAACGTTTTCGAGTCAGGATCCAATCGATGCCATCCACTTGGTGGTCGTCAAGGTGCAGGTTAGCCTTGGGGCCGCCGAACGATCTCGGCAAGCGATACCATTCCTGGAAGATGCGTTTGAAAATTCTTTCGACTTTCGGAACGGCAATCCCCCGAAACTTGGCGGCGGCCCCTAGGTTATCTGTCGAGAAGCCCCACGAATGGGACTTCCAGTAACTGTTTCCACGTACTCGTTCTTCAGATTCACGGCGTGCATCTAGCAGCGCGAACTTGCCGTCGCGGATGTCCAGGCGTTCACGATTCACATCGGGTTTCGGTTCTTCTGTCTTCACGGTCTTCACTGGCTTCACTCGTAAACTTAATTTCTTGCCACGGTATACGTCCCGGGCTTACCGTCTGTCAAAACCGAAAACTAATTCGTACGAAATCGCATGGTTGACCATAACAAGGGGGGACGCTTTGGGGGCGTTGAAGGGTAACAGAACTACGGGTGGACGTGTCACGTTTGCCGAGTGGATAGAACAGACGGGCGTCGACGCGCTGGCCAGAAAGTTAAGGGTGACCCAGGCCACCATTAGGAACTGGCGCGACGGTATCTGTGACCCCAAGGTCGATCAGATGCGTGCCATCAAACGGTGGACGAAAGGGACCGTCAGTTACGATCTGATGATAGACCGCCCCCGCTTCACCCACCGCGCTAACCCCCGCCCCAAACGCCGCGCCTTCCTGGTGGTGCCCCGATGAACGACCAGATACTTCTTACCGCGAAGAAATTATACGACCAGGGCTTCGCGATTCACTGGCTTCATCCTCAAAGCAAGCGCCCCGTCGAATCGGGCTGGACCACGGGCCCCCGAAAGAAATGGGAATACCTGAAGGCCACCTATCGCAAAGGGTACAACGTCGGCACCCGGCTGGGCGCCCCCTCGAAAGTAGATGGTGGTTACCTAATGGTGGTCGACGTCGACGTGAAGTCGAAGGACCCCCGTCATCTAGAAGAAGCGCTTGCAGCTGCCCGCAAAGTTTTAAAAACGGGCGGCACGTCCCACATCGACGTTCCCATCGTCTCGTCGGGCTTCGGCAACGGGTCCCGTCATTACTACGCGGTCACGCCCGAATCCTTCCCCACCTTCAATGCGGCCGTATCGAACGAGAAGGTGAAGGCTTTGGTCCCCAGCAAGAAGCCATCCAAGCGGGAACGGGAACTATTGACCGCGAAGGAAATAGACGCCGGCGTTCGTCTGGTGGACGCGTGGCAAGTGTCGCTATACAGCGACGGCCGCCAGGTCGTCCTGCCCCCCAGCATCCATCCCGACACGAAACAGGAATACGTCTGGAAGCGGACGCTGGAAGAAATCGGTGGTGTTCCCAAACTTCTCGAGCTACCGGATAGGCCTGAAGCCAAGGGGGCCCATGATGAAGTGACCAATGGAAAAGCCCCAAGCCCGGATAAGTCCTTGCAGACAAAATCTAAGCCCGGGCTTGGGGACTTCATCCCCACCAAGGTCGAAATCGACTGGCTGCCCATTTCGAAATCCGTCATCGCCGCCATTAAGGATGGAACCGGCGTGTCCGATCGCAGCGGGTATCTGTTGAAGGCCGCCACCGCACTGGTGTCGGCAGGGCTGGACCAGAACGAAGTGCTATCGGTATTGACCGATCCCAAGACGTTCCTGGGCGCGTGTGCGTACGAACACGCACAGACGAAAGACCGCCGCCGTGCCATGGCGTGGGTCCACCGTTACACGTTCCAGAAGGTGCACGCCGAAAGGTCGGCGTCCGTCTTCGCCAAGGTCCCGTGGACCGACGACGTCGCCACACCTGAAGAAAGAAAGGCCATCGCCGAAGACGTCCAGAAATCCCGATCGTGGAAACAGGACATCGTCAGGAACGATAATGGCAAGCCCGCCAAGATAGTTCAGAACGTGGTGCTGATCTTGAAGGAAGCCGTGGCGGCCGACGTCGTACGCCGGGACGAGTTTGCTTACCGCGACACGTACGCGTGCGATACCCCGTGGGGGGCAAAGGCCAATGATGTCGTGACCGATGACGACGTAGCTGGAATCAAGTTCTGGCTGGGCGTGAACTACCAGTTCGAACCGTCGACCAACACCATCGCGGACGCCCTGGTGGTGGTGGCGCGGGAAAATAGTTACGATCCGGTGAAGGACTTCCTGGCCGAACTTCCTAAGTGGGACGGCGTCCAGCGTCTGGACACGTGGCTGGTGGATAACTTCGAAGCGGAAGGTGACCCTGAATACTTGGCCCAGGTGTTCAGAAAGTGGATGGTGGCCATGGTGATGCGGGCATACGTGCCCGGCGCCAAGTTCGACTGGATGCCCATCTTCGAAGGGAAACAGGGGATCGGAAAGTCATCATTCGGTAGGCTTCTCGTCGGCGATAGGTATTTCTTGGACTGGCTGCCCGCACTTCACGATAAGGATTCATCGCTGGGCTTACAGGGGATGTGGGGCGTGGAGCTTGGTGAGTTATCGCAGTTCAGGCGGACGGAACTAGAAGGCATCAAGAACTTTCTAACCCGAAGCATTGATAAGATGCGCCCGCCGTATGGTCGCCGCATGATCGAATCCCCCAGGCGTTGCGTCTTCTTCGGGACCACGAACAAAACCAAGTTCCTGATCGATGATACCGGGAACCGTCGGTTCAAACCGTTGCTAGTGGGGCGCCTGGATTTCCGCGCGCTGAAGAAGGACCGGCTGCAGTTGTTTGCGGAAGCGAAGTATCTGTGGCGGCAACGAATTGAAACGGAAAGGACGATGGAACTGACCGGGGCGGCACGCGTCTACGAACAGAAAATTCACCACGAAAAGATGGTCGAAGATGACAGCCATTCGATGGAAGAAGCGATGAAGGATTTCATCGAAAAAGTGGACAAAAACGGGGCCGGTTTTGACCTTTCAAAGTTCAAGGTTTTGGACCTGTTTTCAGGGGTGGGGCCCTTGGGTGGGTGGCGGAAAGAAAACCGAAATCTGCAGTTTGCGGCGAAAATGCTGAAAAGACTGGGCGCGGAATCAAGATTCATCAACGGACGAAAACATTGGAAATTACCGGATTCGATGTCGGGTGGGGGCCTTGGTGATGGCACCCACCCACCTGTTTCGTGACTGCGTTTGTCGACGATTGACCACACCATTGGGGTGTAGGGTTAGGGTATGAAAGTGTAGGGAAGTCAAAATGAGTGAATATATAGGTAGTAGAGAACACGGCGCGCACCTGCCCGCGACGCGTGCGCGTGCGCGCGTACGCACGCGTAGAGATTTCGCCTACCTGTGACCCACCCTGGCACCCATCGTTTTTGGGGCATTTTTGAGGGAAAATTTTATGAAGAAAAAACAGGCGAAAATTGGCGAGCGATTGGCGATCGGAATTGACCCCGGATTGAAAGGCGCGCTGCTGATAACTGATGGCGTTCACGCGATCGATTGGGTGGCGATGCCGACCCTGGTGATGGAACCGTTCGGCGAACGCGTGAACGGCGAAATGGTGGAAGGGCATCTGATGAACTGGAACCGGAACATCGCGCGCGGGAAGCCGTGCGAAGTTTTCCTGGAACGCGCCAAGCCCATGGCGATGGGTTCGTCGTACGCGTTCAATTACGGCATGGACTTCATGGCGACGATGCTGGCGGTGGAACGCACGGGGCTGCCGACCCGACTGGTGGAAGCGCACACGTGGGCCAAGGTGATGCACGAAGGAACCGACCCGAACCTGCGACCGAAGGCCAGGTCCGAAGCGGCGCTGCTGCTGTGGTACCCGCGCGCGTTCGAACAGCTGCCACGCACGCCGAAGTCGAAACGACTTCTCGATGGGCCGATGGACGCGTTCCTGATCGGGACCCACGGCCTGGGGCTGCCGTACCAGGACGTGATAGCTGCCGGCGGACAGGAAGAAGGCAGGGCCCGCAAGTGCCCGTTCTGCGGGCAGAAGACCATGGTGGCCGGAAGGTGCCGAAGAATGGGGTGCGATTCCGACGGCATAGGGACGTTTTATTGAAGGCAAGATAGGGCTTGCAGTCCGTATATACCGGGTATATACTGGTATATACCGGGTCGATGATCGGCCTTGCAGGGAGTACGCATGAAAACGAAACCGAAATTCACCGAAGAACAGCTGAAACGGGCGCTTGAAAATTTCACGGGGGTCGCGCTGGACTTCTACCGGCAGGACGACGTCAGCGAATATTCGTCGGTCTATTCGTTCTTGATGAACATGATGGAAGCGACGGCGAACGCGGACGAGGATAACCGTACGATCAATTTCGCGTCGCAGTCCAAGCGATTCGAAGCGGTCGAGACGCTGACCGCGGCGGGGATTCGCGGCCTGGTCGCGCAGCTGGTCGGCCTGCCGAAGTCGTGTTCGCTGGTCTTCTCGGACGAGGAGACTGCGATGATGGCCGCGAAGATCCTGGACGCGGAAACGGTCGCGAACGAACTCCTTGCGGAACGCGCGAACGGGGGCAGCCATGAATAAGCACACGCCGATGACTTGGGTCGAGAACCCGCGTGGGACGATCGACATTGTAGTGGCGGGGCGCGATGCCGCGCTGGTTATCGCAGAAATTTTATTTCCGGCTACGCACGGGGAGCGCGTCACGCTAGCGCGTTTGTTCGTGGCCGCGCCAGAACTTCTGGAAGCGCTGAAGAAGTATCACACCAGATTCGCCGACGACGTCGGTTCGACCCAGTACGAAGAAATCAGCCAATTGATTGCGAAAGCGGAAGGACGGAAATCGTGATCTTCCCAACGCGATGCGAGATCTGCCGGTGCCGCGGTTACGGCGTGGATGAACGCACGCGTACGCATTGGGTCTGTTACTTCAGGAAGCTGAAGGGCACGCCGATAGTGCCGCTGCGGAATCCGAAATTTCAGAACACGAAGAAGAAACGAAACGAACGGTTCGCGGCGGGCTGCCGTGCGATCTTCGAACTTGAACGGGGTCACCGATGAAGCGCACGCCGGAACAGTATGTCGAAGAAGAAAAGGCCCGCGCCCGTGTAATTAAGGCAGCGCCCGCGATGCTGAAGGCGCTGAAGGACTTCGTGGAATTGCGAAAAGGCGATCTCGGCCCTGACCTGGAACCCCTGGAAGATGCGATCGCGGAAGCGGAAGGACGAAGCCCCACGAAGAAAACAGATTGACGCCCATGGTGGACGTCGGTAGATACCGAAAGGAGAAACGATGGCAAAGCAATCCAAAACCAATCCGGCGAAGGTCCAGGACATGAAGACGATCCCCGTGCGAACGGGCGAAGACGATCGCCAGGTGCTGCTGGCCAAGGCCGCGCGGTACACCGACGGCAACGTGTCGGCCTTCCTGCGGCACGCCGGCCGGAATTACACGCCGAAGCCCGGCGAACGTATCGAACTCCTGCCGTCCTACCTGTTGAATAAGAAGCGCCAGGCGTAGGCCGCGCCGCGGTGCGTAGTATATACCCGTTGACGCCTGCCATGGCTTCGGTCACGTTCCGAAGTACATGATGAAATCAAGCACGACGATCACCCGGAAAAAATCCGTGAAGCCCCCGCCGGCCATGAAGCCCGCGAAGTCCGCGGCGAAGAAGGCCGCCGTGCCGTCGAAGAAGACGGTGAAGGCGCTGAAGCATAACCCCGAGAACCCGCGGGTCATCACCGATTCGAAGCTAGCCCAGCTGGACGCGTCCATGCGCGAGTACGGCGACCTGTCGGGCATCGTGTTCAATCGGCGATCGGGCAACGTCGTGGGCGGCACGCAACGCACGAAGAATCTTTCCCCCGACGCGAAGGTCGTCATCACGAAGAACCTGGCGCGCACGAAACAGGGCACGGTGGCCTGGGGTTACGTCGAACAGGACGGGGAGCGGTGGTCGTACCGCGAAGTCGACTGGACGGCAGCCAAGGAAAAGGGTGCGAACCTGGCGGCCAATAAGAACGCGGGTGAGTGGGACCAGAAGCGCCTGGGCGATTGGTTCAAGGACCTGGGGAGCTTCGACGTCGACTTCGACCTGAACTTGACCATGTTCGACGAGACCGAACGGCTGAAGTTCCTGCCGAAGAAGAAAGGCAGCGACGACGATGAATCGGCGCCGGCCGAAAAGGAATCAGCTTCCAAGCTGGTGCACGAATGCCCGCGCTGTGGCCATGAATTTCGCTAAGAAGAATTTTCAGCTGTTTCACGGTGACGCGTGGGAAGCGCTTCGCGATGTCCCCGCCAACAGCGTCGACGCCCTGGTGACCGATCCGCCGGCGGGCATCGCGTTCATGGGCAAGGAATGGGACGACGACAAAGGCGGACGCGACGAATGGGTCACGTGGCTGACGTCGGTCATGCGTCAGGCGTACCGCGCGCTGAAGCCCGGCGCGCACGGTTTCGTCTGGGCACTTCCGCGCACCAGTCACTGGACCGCGACCGCACTTGAAAACGCAGGCTTTGAAATCCGCGACATCGTCACGCATCTGTTCGGCAGCGGGTTCCCGAAGTCGCTGGATATTTCGAAAGCGATCGACAAAGCGGCGGGGGCGAAGCCCATCGACGTCGGTCCCCACAGGTCCATTCAGGGAAAGGGATCGATCTTCAATTCGGAATTTTCGAATGAGAAGGGGCCGCGAGAAACGAAACCAGCCACCGCCGCCGCCGCCGCCGCCTGGCAGGGCTGGGGCACGGCGCTGAAGCCCGCCAGCGAACATTGGATTCTGATCCGTAAGCCGTGCAGCGAAAAGACCGTGGCCGCGAACGTGCTGAAGTGGGGCACCGGCGCCATCAACGTGGACGCGGGAAGGATTGCGGCGAGCGACCAAGCCAAACTCGAAAAGAATTGGGACCGCCCCCAGTCGAGTGCTGCCAAAGGCAACGTTAGTGGTGGCCACGGATTGGGTGCGGTCGATTTGAGCGACCGAAAACCCCAAGGCCGCTTCCCCGCGAACCTCGTCCTGGATGAAGTCGCGGCGGGGATGTTGGACGCGCAGAGCGGAACGCTGAAAAGCGGGGCCCTGAAACCCTATCCCCGGACCAACAGGAGCGGATTCAGCGGGCCAATGTCGGAAGAAAGTTCTTTCGAAAAGAAGGGGGACACCGGCGGCGCGTCCCGATTCTTCTATATCGCCAAGACGTCGACGTGGGAACGGAACTCCGGGCTGAAGGGGATGCCGAACCGAAAGTTCGCCCAGGGCGGCGGTGCGAGTTCCGCCATCAAACGCGGGGAAGACCACTACCGAAACGGCGAAGTCCCCGGCGGGTTCAATCAGGTCCGCGACGTGAAGAACCATCACCCGACGGTGAAGCCATTCAAACTGATGCGCTACCTGACGAAGCTAGTGACCCCACCTGGTGGCGTCGTACTAGATTGCTTCATGGGCAGCGGCACCACGGGCGCGGTCGCCGTCGCGTGCGGTTTTAAGTTCATCGGCATCGAGAAGGACGACGAGTTCTTCCAGATAGCCCGTAAGCGAATCGAAGATGTTAAACTGAAGAAGAAGCCGAAAACGGCCGAACAGTTATCCAGCAGCATTATTCCCCATGCCACGTGACGGAAAACATCTTAAGGCCCATCAGTTCAAACCCGGGCAGACCGGTAACCCTGAAGGCGCGCGCCGGCATAACCCGATCGCGAAAGCCCTGAAGAACCTCACGGTCGAAGCGTACCGCGACATCATCAAGGCCGCGTGCTGCGGAAACCTGGATCATCTACGCGCGATGGTGAAGAATCCGAAGATGTCCGCACTTCAGGTCGGCGTCGCCCAGGCGCTGGCGAAAGCTATCGAACGCGGCGACGTCGAAGTCGTCGAACGCCTGGTGTCCCGCATCGTCGGAAAGATCCCCGACGAAATCAACGTCAACGCCACGAACGTGAACTTGAACGCTGAAATCGACGTGCCCGCCGAAAAGGTGAAGGCCGCGATCGCGAAAGTCATGGGGGACCTGTAATGGTCGACGCTACGTTTTCATTGGGCGGGCTGCTGTTAACCGGTGACGGCAGTTTCGTTTCGATGTGCGCGTACATCAGTGATCAAGTATACCGACCCTATTTCACGCACTCGTTCAGAAAGTACCTTCCGCTTCATCCGATTCCGTTTCTGGCTAGCGTCGCCCACGTCGGGCTGGACAGCGACACCAGGAACGATGGGGTACGAGTTAAGGAACCTTGCCGGACACGTCCTTCGACCCAAGCCGGATGGGGCGGACCGGCGCACGATAATGATGAACAAGCCGCGCGGTGCCCCCTTCACGCACCTAGAATCGAGAAGGGCACCGCGCGGTAATGTTATGCCCGTGCGATCAATGCGAAGGAAGACTGGAGCCACCGATGCCGATGAAGACGATCTGGGAATGTCAGTTCTGTGGTGAGGAATGGGATGCCAAGAAGAAAGAACCTTGCCCGAACTGCGGCGACGAAGAAGTCAGCGAACTCGACGGCAGCGATAGTGAAAGAGCTGCCCTTGATGAAGCCGACGAAGAAGACGATAGCGCTTTCTGATGAACAGATAGAATCGGCCGTCGCCCGCGAACTTTGCGAGAAGTCGCACCTGACGTTCACCAGGTACTTCTTCAAGATCCGCCACCAGATTCGCCTTATCGTGAACTGGCATCACGAACTAATCGCCGACGCCGTCGACGACGTCATCAGCGGACGCGAACAGAACGTCATCATCAACGTGGCGCCCGGGGCGACGAAGACCGAACTGGTGGTCATCAATTTCATCGCCCGCGGGTTAGCGCTAACGCAAGGCCGCGCCCGCTTCCTTCACCTTTGCGGTTCTCGCGAACTCGCCAGCCAGAACAGCAGCGCCGCGCGCGACCTGGTGCAGTCGGATGAATTCCAAAACTTCTGGCCGATGCGCATCGCCGACGACGCTAGTGCGAAGTCGCGGTGGAACGTGGAAGTCAACGGCATCAAGTTCGGCGGCGTGTACGCTGCCGCAATCGGCGGCCAGGTCACGGGCTTTCGCGCTGGACATATGGCCGAAGGATTTCAAGGCGCCATCGTCATCGACGATCCGGTGAAGCCTGAAGACGCGTTCAGCAAAACCAAGACAGACGCGACGAACCGGAAACTTCTCACCACGGTGAAAAGTCGTAAGGCCAATCCCGCAACGCCCATCGTGCTAATCATGCAGCGCACGGGCCCAAACGACCCGACGCAGTTTCTACTGAACAACACGCCGGACCTGAAGTGGAAGGTCATTCGCATTCCCGCCATCCTCGACGCAAAGTACGTGAAGGAACTGGAGCCGAAGTACCGCACGCGCGTGCTGCAGACGCTGCCGGAACTGAAAGGCAAAGTCGGCGAGTACCAGAACGGCCGCTTCAGTTACTGGCCGTATAAGGAACCATTGCCGCAGCTGCTGCGCATGGAAGCCGGCGGCGGCACCGACACGCAAGGTAACCGCGTATCGCGTTTCGTATTCGCATCCCAGTACGACCAGCGACCCATGGTCATCGGCGGTAACATCATCAAGTCGACGGACTTCGTCAGATTCCGAAGCGAAGCGACGCCGCAGATTGCGTACCGAAAAATCTACTGCGACACCGCCCAGAAGACGAAAGAGCATAACGACTTCTCGGTGCTGCTGGAAGTCGCCAAACTGAAAGACGGCCGCATCGCACTTCTGGACCTACTGCGCGGAAAGTGGGAAGGCCCGGAACTGAAACGACGCGCGAACTCGTTTTGGGTCAAAGCCAAGGCGCGCGAACCATACCGATGGGGCCGCCTTCGAAAGCTGGTCGTCGAAGACGCAAGCTCCGGCACCGACTTGATGCAGACGCTGAAACTTCCGCCGTTCAATATTCCCGTGCAGCCCATCGAACGCGGCAAGGACCGCTTCACCCGCGTGCAGGATGCACTACCGTATCTGGAAGGCGGAATGATTCTGGTTCCTGAAGACGCGCCATGGCTGAACGATTTTCTGGTGGAGAACGAAGCCTTCACCGGCGATGATACTCACGAACATGACGACCAGGTAGACCCATGGGTTGACGCGACTGAAGACATGCTTCAGGCTAACCTAATCAAACAATGGGAAGCGGCAGGTCGTAGCGTCTAGAAACCCGGGGGATTCGTTTGAGCCGAAAGCATCCAAGTAACCGCAAGTCATCACGTCCCAAAACCTCGAAAGCCACGTCACGTCCCACCAAGAAGGCTTCGGCGCCCCAGACGCATAAAGTATTCGCGATGGATCTGATTCGCGCGACCGATGCCGCTTCCAAGCGGGTCGTGCAGGCCGCGAAGACACTCGACGGCTACGATAACTTCATTTCGCGCGTCGGCCTGAATAACGACAACACGATGTCGGCCGGCACGTACGAATTCAATCTGGTGACCCGTAACCGCGTGCTGCTAGAAGCGGCCTACCGCGGATCGTGGATCGTCGGCCAGGTCATCGACTGCATCCCCGAAGACATGACCCGCGCGGGAATCAGCATCGAGACCACCGAATCCGAAGAAGACATCGACATCGTCAGAAACGCGATGACGAAGCTGTCGGTGATGCAATCCTTCTGTGACGGAAAGAAATGGGGCGGCCTGTACGGCGGCGCCATCGGCGTGCTGCAGATTCGCGGGCAGGACCTTGCGTCCCCGCTTATCATGGACACCGTCCGCGAAGGACAGTTCGAAGGCATCGTCGTCTTCGACCGATGGCAATTGACGCCCGACCTTACGCGCGTGATTCAGAACGGCCCGAACATGGGGATGCCGGCGTACTACGACATCGTAACGTCGTCGGCGTCGATGACCCCCGCGCCGGCCACGATGTCGGGACGGATTCGCGTTCATCATTCCCGCATCATCCGCTTCGGCGGGATCAAGCTGCCGTTCTTCCAAGCCATCACCGAACAGATGTGGGACGAATCGGTTCTCGAGCGGATGTGGGATCGCCTCATCGCTTTCGATAACGCCACCATGTCGATGGCCCAGCTGGTGGACCGCGCGAACCTTCGCCGCATCGGCATCGTCGGGCTTCGCGAAATCATCGCGGCCGGCGGCGACGCCCAGAAGGGTCTGGAAGCAAGTTTTGAAATGCTTCGTCAGTACCAGGTGAACGAAGGACTGACGCTGACCGACAGCGAAGATTCCTACGATGCGCCTTCGTACACGTTCACGGGTCTGCCCGACGTCATCCTGCAATTGGGTCAGCAGCTGGCGGGCGCGAGTACCATCCCACTTCTGCGTTTGTTCTCGCAATCGCCCGCGGGCCTGAACGCCGACGGCGACGCTGACATCCGCATGTACTACGACAGCATCAAGGCCCGGCAAGAACGCGACTTCCGCGCGCCGATGCACACGGTGCTTTCCGTCCTGTGGCGGTCGACGCTAGGTCGCCCCGCACCAAAGGACATGGGTTTCGAGTTCACGCCGCTGTGGCAGAACACCGAGAGGGACAAAGCGGACATCGGCAAGATCAAGACTGACACCGTCGCCGTCGCCTTCAGCGAATCGCTGATCAATCAGAAGACCGCGATGCAGGAACTGAAAGGCATCAGCGACGAGACCGGGCTGTTCAATAACATCACGCAGGAAGACATCGACCAGGCCGACAGCGATCCGCCGGAAATCCCGGGCGAAGACACTGGTGGTGATGGCACGAACCCGTTCGGTGATGGACCGCCGAAGCCCGACGGTGACCCAGAAGGCGAAGTCGACGAAGAAGTCGATAAGACCGTTGTCGATAAGAAATGGCAGCGGTGGTTCGACCGCATCTTCCGGCGCGCCGGCGACGCCAAGGCCCCGTTCAAGGAAGATGACCACCCGCGGAAAGATAACGGCGAGTTCGGCAAGGGCAGCGGTGGCAGCGGTTCCGAATCGAAAGAAAAGTCCGCGAAGAAAGAATCGAAGAAGTCCGAGAAGCCCGCGGTGAAGGAGAAGTATAAGGCCGTCGGGTCCGCGCCCAGCTTGGAGCAGCTGGAAGTCGGCGCGAAGAAATATTTCGGAACCGCGGCAAAGTTCGAACCAAACGACGACGGAACTTACAGCGTCTTCACCAAGGGCGAAAAGATGCAGTCGGCGGCGTTGCCTGTTCCCATCTTCGGCCCGAATCAAGTCGTCGAAGAAAAGAACGGCTGGAATAAGATTCGGTGGGACCAGAAAAACGAAAGCGCCATCGTCCGCGAAAAGGGTGGGCGGTTCCGCCTGGAAATACTGACCCCCGACAGGGACTAATAAAAGGATGATCGATTTCCGAAAGTGTAAGCACGATTGGCGACCGAACGCGATCGTGGTAACTCGCGAAGACGGAACCACGACGTCGCTTCGGATGTGCGCTCGCTGCGGACTGGTCGATAAGGAATTGAGGGACTGATGGTCAAGCAGAAAAGAGACTGCACACTATGCGCGGGCACCGGGGACCTGCAGGTGCTGGGCACCACCAAGTTCGGCGCCCCAAACAATTACCGTACCGCGTGCCGGCGCTGCAAAGGTACGGGCGAACTGAATCGCGATTACGAAATCAGTGTGCTTCGAAAAGCACAGGCGATCATCGAAGGCAGCACCGCAATGGTGGAACTTTCAAAGGCGTCGTCGGAACTTTCCGCGGCGATCGTCAATCTGCAGAACGGCGGGTAGATGCCGAAGAAAACCGTCAAAGGGAACTTCGAACCGTCGCGATCGGCCGAAGCGCAGTTCTATCGGCAGCTGAAGAAGGTCGCGCAGGCGTCGGCCCACATCATCGACCAGTACACCGATGGCGTGGTCATCACGAACGAACGCGCGCTGCTTAAGGCCCTGAACGATTATTCGAAAGCGCTGACGCCGTGGGCCACACGACAGGCCGCGGTCCTTCTCGAGCAAGTCCAGAAATCAAACCGCCGGGCCTATCAGAATAAGTCGAAGGCTATCGGCGCCGCGTTACGTGAAGGTGTGGCGACGCCGACCGTCCGCCTGGCCGCTGCCGCCCTGCTGGAAGAACAGGTCGGGCTAATCAAGTCCATCCCGATAGAAGCCGGCCAGCGCGCCCAGCGCATCGCGAAAGAAGCCGTCCTATCCGGTACTCGAGCGGTTCCCGACAGCGACACCATCGCGCAGCTGCAGGAAGAAATGGGCATGACCGAAGAAGTCGCCCGTAACCGCGCCATGCTTATCGCGCGCACCGAGACGGCCCGGGCGACCGCGGTTATCAGCCAGGCGCGCGCGATGTCCGTCGGAAGCCGTCAGTACCGATGGCATAATTCTGGTGATGGTGCCGTCAGGCCTTCGCATCTGCGTTATCGCGGAAAAAAACTTCAGGGCATGATATTCTCATGGGATAGCCCGCCGACACTTGACGATGGCATGACCGGCCACCCCGGCGAATTCCCTAACTGCCGATGCTTCGCGGAACCCGTTTTCGACGTTGAGTAAAGAAAATTTCACTAGACAAAGTGCGGGCGCGTCGCTCAGGATTAACGAATCCGATTTTTCTACCGATAATTTAAAACACGAAAACTTTTCTGGGAGACTTCCGCATGGCCGCTCCGAAGCTGAACCTGATCAATCAATTCGGTGAAGTGTCGTTGAACCCGCAGTCTGGAAACGCGACGTTCCCGCAATGGGGTCTGGTCCTGGTCTTCAACGGCGCGCCGGTGGACGGTACCAGCGGAACGGGCGCGAACTTCGCGCCGAAGGGCACCATCTTGGTTCGCCAAGATAGCGGGGCCATGTACCAGAACACCAACACGTTAGCGTCTCCGACCTGGACCGCCATCACGACGTCGTCGGCCATCGCCGCCGCGTTGACCGGATTTTCCGCCGGTGCGGGAACCGTTGCTGCATCCGACACGGTACTGCAGGGCTTCAATAAGCTAGCCGGCAACACGCAGAACCGCGCGGTGACCGCGAACCTTCTGACCGGCTTGGCCGCGGGTGCGAACAGCACCATCCTGGCCACCGATACGGTGCTGGAAGCGCTGGCGAAACTCCAGGCCCAGATCGACGCGCTGTAATTTTAATGATTGCCTACGTCATCAAGTCGAAGCCGCATCAGACGCGAGACCGCGCCACCGTTTCCAAAACGAACGGCGTCGCCAATCCCGTCATGCGCTTCTTCACGCCGACCGCGCTGTCGGAGAACATGCACGAAACGCCGGAAGGCTATCTGTTGTGCATGAACGTCCCCATCGCGCGCACGGGCGAGCAGATCTACGGCAAGGACGAGACGCCGCTGGAACCGGGCCACGACGGAACGGTCGTCATCGACCGCACCGCCGACGAAGTCTTCCGCCCGGAAACGATGGCGTCTTTCGAAGGCAAGCCGTTCACGATCTACCACCCGGAAGAATTCGTGGGCCCAGATAACTGGAACGAGCTCACGGTCGGCATCGCGCAGAACGTGCGACGCGGATCTGGTGAATTCGAAGGCAGTCTTCTGGCCGATATTCTTATCACCGCCAAGCGTGCCATCCAGCGCGTGAAGGACGGACTGCGCGAAATTTCGTGTGGTTACGACGCCGAATACGTTCAGACGGGCATCGGCCGCGGCCGGCAGAAAAACATCTTGGGAAACCATGTCGCACTAGTGGACGAGGGGCGAGCGGGTTCCTCTCACGCAATCAAGGACCATAAAGGAAAGGGATCCATGAGCATCAAGAACGCAATCAAAGGAATTTTCGGAAAAGCCCAGGACGACGCGCTGAAGCTGGTCAGTCAGACCGACGGCGCCAATGACCCGGGTGACGATGATGACGATGCGGACGCCGAAGGCGTTCGTGCCAAGGCGCTGGATAAGCGCATGGACCGCATCGAAAAACTTCTGGGCAAGGTCCTGAAGGCCAAGACGAAGGACTTCATGGAAGCCCCGTCGCAGGTCGACCCCGCGCAGCCGCAAGCCGGCGGGTCCGTCGAAGAACGCATGAAGAAGCTCGAAGAAATGGTGGCTTCGTTGATGGAACGTTTCGCTTCCGAATCGGCCGATGCGGACGAGGAAGAAGAAAAGCCGAAGAAGTCGGAAGACGAGGAAGAAGTCGAAGTCGAATCGGAAGATGCCGATGAAGAAGAATCGGAAGAAGAATCCGAAGACGAAATGGCGGAAGACGAAGATTACGAAGGCGATGAAGAAAAGGGCAAGAAGAAAACCGGCGACACAGCGTCGCGTCTGGAAATCCTAGCCCCGGGCATGAAAGCATCGGTGAAAGACGCCAAGAAGAAGGCGCTGATCAAAGCGTTCTCCACCAAGGACGGCAAGAAGGCCATCCTGAAGCTGACGGGCGGCGCGAAGCCGAAGTTTGACGATAAGTCGCAAGTCGAAATGCTCTTCATCGGCGCCAGCGAATTGCTGTCGAACGATCGCAGCGATGCTTTCGCCGCGACGCGGACCCGCGACAGTTACATGTCTTCGATGGAAACGCCGAAGGGTGCGATGACCGCGGACGAGATCAACGCCGTGAACGCGAAGCACTACGCACAGAAGTAATCCAGTAACCCACGGCGAGAAGCCGAAAACTTGGCGAAAGCCACATCAAGGAGTTTGAACATGCCCGCTTATCTGAAACAGGCCCCCGCCGGAACGATCGGCGATGTCACCCGCGTTGACGAATCGAACATCGAACCGTTGAAGTTCGCTGAAGCGTACGTCCCGGGTGCTTTCGGCTTCCCGTACTACTTTTCGAGCGGCGCGCCCCGCAAGTGGACCACGGGCTTGGCCGCGACCGACTTCCAGGGAATTCTGGTGCGCGAAGTGCCCAGCATCTCGGGCAACGTCGCGTCGGGATTCAACGACACCACGCCGAACTTCGAACAGGTCCTTGGCGGCCTGGTCCGCGGTTACATGCTGGTCCACGTCGCGGCCGGCACCCCGGCGCGTAACGGCGTGGTTTATGTCCAGATCACCGCGAACGGCGGCGTGAACCCCGGCGAGTTCCGCGCGGACGGCACCGACAGCGGCAACGCCGTCGCGTTGACGAACGCACAGGCATCGTGGGCTTCGGACGGCGTAGATGCCGACGGCGTAGCGGAAATTCGCGTCGCCCGGTAATTCCGGCGCGTGAAGGCTTTCAGAACCAAACCATTTTCGAAAGGACCCTAACCCATGTTACGACGTTTTCGGACCCGCGATTCGGCCCTGGCGTACTACGTTAACCAATTGGAAAACCTCGATCGGCGGCTGTATGAGCCGTTGACCAGCGTCAGCTGGGGCCGCGACATCAAACTGCGCGGCGGGATCACCATGTCGAACGAAGCGACCAGCTTCATCCGTTCCGCCTACGGCGGCCCGGGTTCGTTGAAGAACGACACCAATGGTGGCGGGATGCCTTGGGTTTCCGCGGAAACCACGGCGATTCCCGGCGTCTCGGTGAACGGTCAGAAGATCGTCACGCCGCTTCGCCTGTTGGCCCGTGAGATCTCTTACACGTCCGTCGAACTGGATCGGTCGCAATTGACCGGCCAGCCGATCGACGCGCAGAAGATCAACGCGATGAACAACATGTACCAGATGAACACGGACCAGATGGTCTACGTCGGCTCGACCGATGTGGGCGCCACGGGCGCGTTCAATTCGGCGGACGTGACGGCTTCGACGGTCGCGAACGGCGCCAGCGGTTCCCCGCTGTGGTCGCAGAAAACGCCCGACGAAATCCTGGCCGACGTGAACACCTTGGTGTCCGCTTCGTGGACGGCTTCGGCGTACGCGTACTGTCCGCGTAGCCTTCGCCTTCCCCCGACGCAGTTCTCGTACATCGCGTCGCAGAAGGTCAGTTCCGCCGGCAACATTTCGATCCTCGAATTCCTGAAAATGAATTCGATCTCGAACAGCATCAACGGCGCGCCGCTGGACATCCAGCCGGTGAAATGGCTCCCCGGCCTTGGCGTAGGGGACACGAACCGCATGGTGGCTTACACCAATGACGAATCGCTTCTGCGATTCCCGATGGTGCCCGTACGTCGCGAAACGGCGTACTATCAGGGCATCCGCTTCATCGCGCCTTATCTGTGGGCGTTCGGCGAAATGGAAATCGTATACCCGGAAACCATCCGCTACGCGGACGGAATCTAAGGGTCGACGAAAACCATCAATTGGGGAGTACGCCATGAAGAAATCAATCAGCTGCAAGTTCTTGCAGGCCGTGTTCATCAACACCAAAGGCGGCCAGGGGAAAGACTTTTCCCGTGGCATCCACGAAGTCACCGAAGATATCCAGCAAACGCCGGATTTCATCACCTTCGTGAAGGCCGGATGGATCGTCGATGCCCAGGCCGAAGTCACCGGTAAGCCCTTGGACGTGAACGCACGGGCCAAGAAGCTGGTGGATAAGGCGCTGGGAAAACCTGCCGACGTCCAAGCGCCGCCCGCGGCACCGCCGAAAGTCGAAGAAGCGTCGAAAGACGCCGAACCGACGCCGGCGCTGTCCAAGGAAGAACAGGCGAAAGCTGATGAAGCCGAACTGGATAAGATGGTCGCCGATGAAGAAGCGGCCAAGGAATCCAAGAAGAAGAAACACGGCAAGGGGTAACCCATGGCCACCTTCGCCGTCGGCGTATTTCGAACCCAATTCCCGGAATTCGCCGATAAGGTCGCCTATCCCGACACCATGATCGACCTATGGGCAGGACTTGCACAGCTGCAGGTCCTGCCCGCGGTCTGGAAGGATACCTGGCTGATGGGCGTGTCGCTGTACACAGCGCACGAACTCGTCCTTGCCCGGCAGAACGAACAGGCGGGCAAGATCGGCGGGGCACCGGGCACCGCGGGCGGGAACGTCAATTCGAAATCTGTCGGCAACGTTTCGGTCGGGTACGACACGCAAAGCACGTCCGAGAAGGACGCCGGCTGGTGGAACCTCACCAATTACGGAAAACAGTTCTACCGTCTAGTGAAGATCTTCGGTGCGGGGGCGATTCAGTTATGACGAAGTGCCGCTGCCAATTCTGCGATCCGTCGAAGACGCTTCCGGGCGCCTTGGAAAAGCCCGACGCGGTACGCTGGCAGCCACAGCCGCCCGATAATACCGAAAAGCTGATGACCGTTATGCTTGGCGTTTCGGTGACGATTGCGATGGTCCTGAAATGGATGGGGGCTATCTGATGAAGCCCATGATGATCGTTACGGCCGACTTCACGAAGCAATTCAACGAAGTAATCCAGCGCTTCAAACGCGACGACGTCCTGGTGGGCATCCCCGCCGAGACGACCGATCGCAAGAAGGACGAAGACGAAGGGCCCATCAATAACGCCACGTTACTGGCCATCAATAACTTTGGGTCACCGCTTCAAAACATCCCGGCGCGGCCGGTGATGGAAATTGGAATCCGGAAAGCCCAGCCCGAAATCGTGAAAGCGTTCAAGGACGGCGCGGTCAAGGCGCTGTCCACGGGCACCAAGGCGCTGGACCAGACATATACGCGCGTCGGCATCATCGCGTCGCAGTCGGTGAAGAAGGTCATCAATTCCCAGGAAGGGATCGAAGGACCTTCGGAAGCCACCCTGAACATCCGCGGATCGCAAGGATTCAAGGGCACCAAGGCGCTTATCGTGACCGGGCAGATGCGTAACGCCATCACGTACGTGACGCGCCGGAGAAGGCGCTAGATGGCGAACATCGACGTGTCCCAATTGATGCTGGACCCGGACTTCGTGGACGTCATCACGCTGACCACGCAAAGCACGGCGGTCAACAGCCGCGGGGAAAACCTGCTGTCGCCGGCCAAGGTCGTCACTTCAGTCGGAAGCGTTCAGCCCGCCAGCGGCAAGACGCTGCAGCGATTGCCGGATGGAATGCAGCTGGAAGACGTGCGCAGCTTCTTCTATAAGGGCGACATTATCGCGTCCGAACCGGGCAAGTATTCCAGCGTCCTAGAATTCCGCGGGCAGCGCTACCTGGTGCGCATGGTGATGAACTGGAATAACTACGGCGCCGGCTGGTCGGAAGGCATCTGCGTTGCGGAGCGTGCGACGTGATGTTTCCCTACTGCCGTCTATGCCAGCGGTTCTTCGACACGAACGGCGTGCTTCTCGAGCACTACCGGAACCGTCATAAAGACGCGGCGGTGCCGAAATGATTTCCTATATCCGCCCCACCGAAACGACGCCGCTTCCGAAGAATCTTACGCTGACGCAGTTCCTGCAGACGGTGTTCGTGGGCATCAGCGGATTGCCTGGCGACCTGGTCCGCCCCCGGTGGCAGCCGAATCCGCCGAAGCGCCCCGAAATCGAAACGAATTGGATGGGCGTCGCCATCATGAATTCGGTGCCCGACGCGAACGCGTACACCGACACCAAGCTGGTGGAATCTACCGTTGTGTACGAATCCCAGCGAAACGAAATTATTGAGATCGGGTGTTCGGTCTATGGGCCCGAAGCTATAGAAAATTACGGATTGATCCGAGACGGCTTCCAGATACCGAATAACCTGGCCGCGCTGAATGCCGCGAACATGGGGATCGTCGAAGTCGGGCGGATGCAGTCCTTGCCGGAATTCTTCAACGAACGCTGGTGGAACCGCGTTGAATGCAGTGTCTTCATCCGACGAAAGATCCAGCGCGAGTATCCGATCCCGACCTTAATTTCGGCGCTGGGGCAGATTCACACCGTGATCGGCGGCGAAGACTATACACTTGATTGGAACACCGAAAACTAGGAGACTTTTCCGATGGCAAATAACAACAGCTGGCAAGGAAATTATACCCCCGCACTTTCGGTAGCGATCGCTAGCAGCGCCACGAAATCCGCGGTCATCAATCAGAACGGCCTGTCACTGGTGGGCATCTACCTTCCCACGGCGTTCACGGGCGTGGCGCTTACGTTTGAAGCCTGCGACACGGTGGACGGGACATTCTTACCCGTGAAGAAAGCTGACGGGAACTCGCTTTCGTACACGGTAGCGCAGGGAACCTATGTCGCGATTGACCCGAAGGACTTCGCCGGCATTTCGTTTTTAAAAATCGTTTCAGGGACCGCCGAAGGCGCGGCCCGCACTTTAAAAATCGCTTTGAAAGGATGACCACATGTCGGGACTTTCCGTATCAGGACTAATTCGAGTTACCATCAATCTTTCGCCCACGGCGGCCCGCCGTCGCAGCTTCAGCGTGTTGATGGTCGCTGGCGATTCCGAAGTGATCAATCCGACGGAACGTGTTCGCACGTTCACCGGGTATGAAAGCGTCGCCTTGGCCTTCGGGGCCGAAGCGCCGGAAGCGCTGGCCGCTAGCGTCTATTTCGGACAGTCGCCGAAACCGGCCACCATGATGGTGGGCAGGTGGGTGCGTACCGCATCGGCCGCTTTGAACATCGGCGGCCTTCTGACCGCGTCTCAACAGACGATATCGAACTGGACCGCGATCGCATCTGGCGGGTTCTCGGTCACCATCGACGGTGTGGCGAAGAACCTGACGGGTCTCGACTTCACCGGCGTCACGAACCTGAACGGCGTCGCTTCCGTCATCAACGGATCGCTTACGGGCGGCGTGGCTTCTTGGGACGGAACGAAGTTCCAGATCAAAAGCAACACGACGGGCGCGGGCGTCAAGGCAACGGGCACGGTCTCCTTTGACGTGAACCCCAATAACAATGACACGTTGACCCTGAATGGAACGGTCATCACCTTCAAGTCGTCCAGCCCCACGGGAAGCCAGGTCCTTATCGGCAGCACGAAGGAAGCGACGGCAGCGAACCTTCAGCTTTTCCTGAACGCCACGGTCGTTTCGGGTCTGCTCACCGCGGATTATTCTACCGCGGCGGAAGTCCTGACCATCGAGTATAAGACGGTCGGAACCGGCGGCAATGCGTACACGCTAGCCGAATCGACTTCGGGCGCGCGCATCGTCGTATCGGGCGCGTCGCTAGCCGGCGGCGCGGTTCCCTCGTCGGTGGGATACGCCACCGCCCCGGGATCGGGCACTGACATTTCGACCCTGTTGCGACTGACGTCGGCGACTTCGCTAGCGCTTATCGACGGATACGACGCCGAGACGCCGGCGGAATGCGTGGCGGCCTTGGCGAACATCAGTTCGAACTGGTACGGCCTTATGTTCGCGGCATCGGTGCAGCCCACCGATGACCAGGCGATGGCGGTGTCGGCCCAGGTCGAAGCCTTCGACCTGAAACGCATGTTCGGGTCCACCATCATCGACAGCGACGTGCTTTCTTCACTGGTGACCGACGACCTGGCCAGCCGGCAGAAGGATGCGGGTTATCTTCGGTCATTCACGCAGTACAGCAGCGCGAACGCGTACGCTGTGGCGTCTATCTTCGGCCGGATGTTCACGGTGGACTTCGACGGCGAGAACACGACGATCAACCTAATGTACAAACAGGAACCCGGCGTCACCGCCGAAGTCCTGACGGAAGAACAGTCCGCGGTGCTGGAATCCAAGCGCTGCAATGTGTTCGTCGCCTACGTGAACGACACTTCGATTCTACAGTTCGGAACCGTAGCGGGGCCGGCGTTCCTTGACGAAATTCACGGTATCGACTGGCTTGGCGATGCGGCACAGAACGCGGCCTATAACACGCTGTATCTGTCCAATAAGATCGCCCAGACCGACCCCGGCGTGAACAAACTGGTGAACGCTATCGACGGCGTGATGGGACAGGCGGTTCGCAACGGATTGGTCGCCCCTGGCGTCTGGACATCCGCGCTGGAATTCGGTCAGCTGAAGACCGGCGATTATCTGAAGTCGGGTTATTACATCTACGCGACCCCCGTGGCGCTGCAATCGCAGGCGGCCCGTGATGCGCGTGAAGCCCCGCCGATTCAGACGGCCGCGCGATTCGCCGGCGCCATCAATCGCGTTCTGGATATCGGGATCGACTTCGTCCGCTAATTTTCAGAAAGGAAGGCTTCCATGCCTGCATACTCATTTCTAGACACGAACTTCACCATCGCGGGGCCGGGCGGCGTCGTGAACCTTGCGGCCGGGGCGGCCGTCGCCGAAGAAGGCATCACGATCGAACCCGTCGAGGATAAGAACGTGATGACCATCGGCGCCGATGGGAAGGGCCAACATTCATTGGTGGCGAGTGACGCCAAGAAGGCGACCGTCCGTTTGCTGAAGACGTCGCCGGTGAACGGCGCGCTGATGCTGATGTTCAATCTTCAATCGTCGTCTTCGGTACTTTGGGGCGGTAACGTTCTCACGGGGAATAATTCGGCGCTTGGCGATTTCTTCGCCGGGCAGCAGGTCGCGTTCAAGACGGTGCCCACCATCTCGTACGCGAAAGAAGCCGGATTCAACGAATGGACCTTCGACATCATCAAAGGCGACTTCATCCTAGGGTCGGGTCTATAACTTGAAAGCCCGCGCCGCCCTTTGAAGGCGGCGCGGGTGCTCACAATTAGAAGGTAGTAAGATGCACAGCGATTTCGAATTAGGTACGCGGAAGTTCAAACTTTCCAAGATCAACGCCATCAAACAGTTCCACATCCTTCGCCGATGCGCGCCAATCATGGCGGAAATTCTTCCGGCGATGAAGCAAGCCGGGAAGTACACCACCGAAGAAAAGCTGAAAGCGCTTCCTGACGCTGAAAAGTGGGAAATGGTTTCGGGCATCGCGGGACCTGCCCTGGGCGGCCTGTCGAAACTGAAAGACGAAGATGCTGAACTGGTGCTGTACGGGCTTCTCGAATCTGTCGAAGTGCAGCACGCCGGCGCCTGGTCGAAGGTATGTTCGGGCGGCATCTTGATGATGCAGGACATGGAACTTCCCGTCCTGATGAACCTGGCGGGTCGCGCCTTCGTATATAATCTTTCTGGTTTTTTCAGCGCGCTCCCTCAAAAATAACCGGTGGGGGAGTCGAGACGAAGCGGCCGGTGAACTGGGCCACGATGGCAGAAGATGACGATTGGCTGTTTCGTCCCGTTGATGCTGGTTATTGCCGGTACACTGACCTTAAGGACGGTACACTAGACTTGGTGGACGTCGCCAAGATGAACGAAATGATCGACGTGAAGGCAGAAAACGAAAAACGGTACCGAAAGGCGAACGAAGAATGACCGCGGACGTGATCAAGGAATTTCTGGTCGGTCTGGGATTCGGCGTCGACGACGCGTCGCTTGCGAAGTTCAATAAGGCCGTCGCGTCGGCCACCTTGAAGGTCGCCGCCCTGTATACCGCCACGAAAGTCATGGCGGCGGGTATCTTCTACGGAATTTCTAAGATCTCCGAAGGCTTCGAACAGCTGGGGTACGAATACCGAATCATCGCGCCGGCCATAAACAAAGCGCTGATATTACGCCGTGAGTTACTGAAGGCGTATTCAGCGGCCGGCATCAACATCACCAAGGTCGTTCAGGCGTCGGTCCGTCTGAACTTCTCGCTGGCGAAGACGAAGTTCGCCTTCGAAGCGATATATAAGTCGGTCGCGTCCCGCTTCTTCGAACTGATCACGAAGCAATCCGACGCGTTCAGGAAGAAGCTGTACGATAACCTTCCCAAGATTCAAAACTACCTCGAGCGCTTCATCCAGCTGGTGTTCAAGACGGTGGACGCCATGACGTCCTTGGCGCTTCGACTGTTCAGCATCTTCGGCCGCATCTACGACGTGCTGGTAAAACTGGACACTGCGACGAACGGATGGTCGACGGCAATCCTCGCCATCGTGGCCGCGTGGAAGCTGTTGAACTTGAGTTTCCTAGCGACGCCGCTGGGCCTTATCATTTCGGGCTTCGTAGCCCTTCTGGCGCTGTGGGACGACCTGCAGACGTTCAAGGAAGGTGGGCAGTCGCTGTTCGACTGGTCGGTCGCCATCATCTATATCGAAGACGTGACGAACGCCCTGGCGTCCCTGTGGAACATGGGAAAACGGGTCGTCAGCGTCTTCGGCGAAATCGCTAGCTATCTATCCAACACGGCGATCGTCAAAGGCATCATCGACATCGGGGCCGGGGTCGCGAAGTTCTTTTCGGGTCCTGGCGTCGCCGCGAACGTCGCCCAGGGCGGCGCGGGCGCTGGCTTCTTCGCCCAGCCATTAGGTGCGGGGAATACGGATAACAGCCGGAACCAAAACGTCAGCCAGCAGACCGCCATCAACATCAACGGGGTTCCCGACGCGAACGCCGTCGGAAAAGCGGTCGCGGGCGAACAGTCGCGCGTGAACTTCGACCTGGTGAGAAACCTACGGAGCCCGACGCGATGAGCTTCATCAATCAGCCCATTTCGCTTACTTCCCTGCTGTTCGGAAAAGACCGGAAGGTCGGGCAGTACAACATGAATGTCGTCACGAACGAATCGACGACGGACATCCTCACCATCACGAAACAGCCCGTGCAGCAAGGCGCTAGCATCACGGATCATTCGTTCAAGGAACCGACCACGCTGACGATGCAAGCCTTTGCCCAGGATAACCTTTTCGTGTCGCTGTCGGATGTCTATAAGCAGTTCCTCGAGCTTCAGGATTCGCGGGTTCCCTTCGACGTGTACACGCCGAAGCGGATCTATCGGAACATGTTGATGGCGTCGCTTTCCCAGACGACAGATAAGTCGACGGAAAACTGCCTGTCGCTTTCCTTCTCGTTTCAGGAAGTCATCATCGTTTCGGTCACCACCGTTCAGGTACCCCGCCGTCGTCAGAAGAATCCGGGCGCTACCGGGGCGACCCAAGGGGCTGGGAAGAAGTCCGCACTTCTTTCGCTGAAGCAAGGCATCGGGGGGCTGATACAGTGACGCCATTTCTTATCCCGCTAGAAAACGTCCCGCAGGTTTTCGAAATCGCACTTGGTGGCACGAACTACCTGATGACGTCGAAATATAATTCCGCTGACGAAGGCGGGTGGGTTCTGGACCTTCAGGACGCGGTCACGAACGAATACCTGGCGTGTAACATCCCTCTTATCACCGGCGCCGATCTTCTTGAAGGACTGGAATACTTAGGTATCGCGGGCCCCCTCGTCGTCTTCACCGACGGCGACGAACTAGCAGTTCCGACGCTGGAAAACCTGGGCGTTGAAAGTAACCTATACCTTCTTTCGGACGTTGCCGCGTGACTGACACGGTTCAACAGTACGGCCGCGTGTGCACCCTTCTGGTGGAAGACCGCCTGCTGAACGGGCTGGACCTTTCCGAATTTCGGATCAAGTTCGCGGTCAAACGATCGGACACGATGACGCCGAACGTGGCAGACATCCGCGTGTACAACATCGCACGCGAAACGGCGCTGAAGATTCAAAGCGAATTCAAGACGGTGACCCTGCAGGCAGGCTACGAAGGGAACTACGGCGTCATCTTCCGCGGGAACATAAAACAGGTCATTCTGGGACGCGAATCCGCGACCGACACCTTCATCGACATCATCGCCGGCGACGGTGACCGTGCGTATAACTTTGCTATCGTGAATAAGACCATCAAGGCCGGTGCGACCCAGACCGACCAGGTCAATGCGGCGATTCAGGCGATGACCCCCAAAGGCGTCACGTCGGGCCACATCGGGACGTTGCCCACCACACAGCTTCCGCGCGGGAAAGTTATGTACGGGGCCTGTCGTGAGTACCTTCGGAACATTGCCCAGACGAACGAAAGTTCCTGGTCGATTCAAGACGGAAAAGTGAACTTCATCGCGAAGAAGTCGTACCTTCCTGGAACCGCGGTCGTTCTCACCAGCAAGACGGGCATGATCGGAACGCCTCAACAGACGAACGAAGGCGTGAATGCGAAGTGTCTTCTGAATCCGATGCTGCAGATAGGCGGCCGGGTGAAGATCGATAATGCTTCGGTGCAGCGGTATAAGATCAATCTTTCCGTTCCGAACTCGCCGGCCAATATCCCGGCCCCGCTGACCGCGGATGGCGTCTACTACCTTCTGGTCATTGAGCATGAAGGCGACACGCGCGGTGTGCCCTGGTATTCGAACCTGGTGACCTTGAACATCGACGTCACGACGAACCCCATCAATTCGGTGCAGACGGGATACGGGGGACCAGTCAATGGGTGATCGTGCACAGTTACTGAACGATAACGAAGAAGCCCAGCGGCTGATTCTGGACGGCCGGCAGTCGAACATGTGGACCGCACTTCCGGGCATCGTGAAGTCGGTCGACCTTTCGAAGATGACCTGCGAAGTGCAGCCCGCGATTCAAGGAAGCACCACCGCCGAAGACGGCGTCGTGACCGTCGTGAACCTGCCCCTTCTGGTGGACGTTCCGATCGTCTTTCCTCGAGCGGGGAGCTTCATCCTGACGCTGCCGCTTGCGGCGGGCGACGAAGTCCTGGTTTGTTTTTCGTCCCGATGCATCGACGCATGGTGGCAGCTTGGGGGAGTACAGCGCCCCATGGAAGCCCGGATGAATGACCTATCCGATGGCTTTGCCATCCCAGGACCGTCGTCGCAGGCGAAACTGGTGACGGGTATCAGCAGCACGGGCGCCCAGCTTCGAAACCTTGCCGGGACGACATACGTCGAAATTTCTGCCGACGGTAAGATCAAGATGAAAAGCCCGGTAGCGATTGAAATAGACGGCGACGTGAACGTGACGGGCGACGTCGTGGCCGACGGAATTTCGCTGAAGTCGCACACGCATCCATACACTTGGACCGGGTCGCCGGGCAGCGGAAGCACAGGGGGCCCGACGTGAGATACCGAAAACTAGATTCGAATGGCGATTACGTGTGGGGCAACGGGCAGAAAGACATGTATCGCGACGTTCCCGAAGCGGTGGGTCAGGCGTGCGCGACACGTCTTCGCCTTTGGCTTGGCGAATGGTTCATGGACCTGGAAGACGGAACCCCATACCTGCAGGGCGTTCTAGGAAAGCACCAGCAGCCAGTGCCGAATCTGACCATCGTGGACCGCGCCCGCGGAACCCAAGGGCTTACGTCGCTGACCGAATACGAAGCGGTCATCAATCCCGACACCAGAACGATGGACGTTTCTTTTCTTATAGATACTATCTACGGGCCGACCCCGGTGGAGATTGCGAACTATGGAAATATCTGATCTGGTGTACATCGACGCGACCGGGTACCACTACGCGGATTACCAGGCGTTCTACGACTTCAAACTGAACGGGTACAAAGCCATCTATGGCGAAGACAGTTATCTAGAACCCGACGCGCAGGACCTGCAGCAGCTAGCCGTTCTTGCCCGCGCCGATTACCAGTCGGCGGTCTTGGGTGCCGCCATCTATAATTCGTTTTCGCCAGCGACCGCCCAGGGCGTGGGGCTTTCCCGCAACGTGAAGATCAACGGCATCCGACGCCAGTCGCCGTCGTACTCGACGTGTTCTGTCGTCATCGTGGGGCAGGAAGCGACGGTCATCACGAATGGCGTCGTCATCGACACGCTGGATCAGAAATGGAACCTCCCCGCTTCGGTCACCATTCCTTCTGGTGGAACCATCACGGTAACCGCCACCGCCCAGGAAATCGGCGCGGTGGAAGCGGGAATCGGCATCATCACGGGAATCTTCACGCCTACGCTTGGCTGGCAGACGGTGAATAACATCGCAGCGGCAACGCCGGGGTCGCCCGTTGAAACGGACGCCGAACTCCGACTTCGCCAACAGGAATCGACGGCACTTCCCGCACAGACGCTGCTATCTGGAACTGAAGGCGCGGTCTTGAATGTCGCCGGCGTAACGAAAGCCAGGGCATACGAAAACGACACCGACGTCGACGACGGAACGCTTCCGCCCCATTCGTTTTCTATCGTGGTCGCCGGCGGCGCTACGGCGGACATCGCCGACGCCATCAACATTCGCAAAGGCCCCGGGCCATATACTTTCGGCGATACCAGCGACGTCGTGTACGACAGCCACGGGATGCCGCTCACCATCCGGTTTCAGCGCGCGGTGACGGCCACCATCGGGGCTCGCATAACGCTTGCCGCGGGCGTCGGGTGGTCGACCGATTACGAACAGCTAATCAAGGATTCCGTCGCGGAATACCTGAACGGTCTTGAAATCGGCAAGACGGTCTTGCTGTCGAAACTGTTCGCGCCGGCTTATCTTTTCGGTACTGCGCCCGGGCTGACCTACGACATCGCGACCATCGAACTGAAGAAGAACGCGGGGTCCTTCGCTGAATCAAACGTATCGCTAGACTGGGACGATAACCCGGTGTGCGACGCTGACGTGGACGTCGTCCTGGTGGTCACGTGACGCTTGAAGAATACCTAAGTCTGATTCCATCGGTGAACCGGGACAAACCGAAGTTCATCGAAATGGTGACGCTGAACCTTGCGGTACCTCGTCGCGTGCAGGAACTTCTGACTGCGATGATTCCGCTGTTCGACGTCGACACGGCCGTGGGCGACCAGCTGGACATCATCGGCAAGTGGGTCGGCGTTTCTAGAAACGTCAGCGTCCCGATTCCTGGCGTCTATTTCGAATGGGATGGGCCTGCCGATCAAGGCTGGGATTACGGATCGTGGGCGCCGGCAGACGGCGGAACGGAAGTGACCGTTCTTCCTGACGATGCGTATCGTCTTCTGGTGAAGGCAAAGATCGCCGCCAATAGATGGGACGGGACGACCGAAGGCGCCTACGACGTGTGGGACCAGATCTTCACGTCGTTCACGATTCTGATCAAGGATAACCAAGACATGTCTTATGACTTGGGTTTCTACGGCGGAACCGTCGATACGCTTTCCCTTCAATTGATTTTGCGGGGGTATATCCCTCTGAAGCCTGAAGGCGTGAAGTTACGTGGCGTGTTCACGCCGGTCGAACCCGACGCGCCATTCTTTTCTTGGGATACCGATTCCGAATTTCTTAAGGGCTGGGACGAAGGGTCCTGGGCCAATGAGTACACCGTCTAAGGAGAACCTGATCCATGTCCACCAATAATTTTCTTCCCTTCTGCCCCGACGATTCGGGAACGAACCTTCTGACCCAGGCCGAATACTTGGCCAGCACCGATCGGGAATCGGGGAATAAGCCCGGCGTTGCAAGTGCGAAGCTGAACAATAAGGCGCTTCGCCAAGCGTCCTATATGGTGTCGCAGATAGCGCAGTACCTGTGCGACTTCAAAGGTGTCGACGTACTCGACGTAGCGGTACCGACGCCCGCGACGCTGTTGGCCCAGATGTCATCTATCTGGCTGCCAAAGGCCGCGACGATCCAGAAGTTCACCAGCGGGTCTGGGACTTACAATAAGAATTACATTTTCACCATCGTGTCGGGTTCCGCCACGGTAGGCGCGACGTACACGAACAACGCGGTCACTTTCACGGTCTCCCAAACCGTGGCAAGCGGCACGCAGCTGATCGCTTCGGGTTCCGGCGCGCCTGCAGCCAGCGGAACGCTGACCAAGGCCAGCGGTACCGGCGACAGCACGATCACTTTCTACGCGTACACCGCGCCCCTTTACCTGAAGGTCAAAGTTCTTGGCGGCGGCGGCGGCGGCGCGGGAAGCGGCGTTTCCTCGGGGACTGCGGCGGGGGATGGCGGGGATTCGACGTTTGGCACGGGCGGCGGCCAATTGGTGGCGTCGGGTGGCGTGGGCGGCGTATTCGACACCGCAGGCAGCGCCGGCGGCGCCGCATCTCTTGGGACGGGTCCCGTAGGTATTGCGGTTCCTGGCGGGGCCGGCGGCCCTTCTGGCCGCGTGGATACCGTATCGGTGAACGGAAGCAGTTCGGTCGGTGGCCAGGGCGGCAGCAGCTTCTTCGGCGGGGCGGGCAGCGGCGGATCTAACGGACCGTCCGGTACCGCTACGGCTGGCGTGGCAAACACCGGCGGCGGTGGCGGTGGCGGACCAGTCGGTTCTATCGCTAGCGGCGCGTCGGGCGCTGGTGGCGGGGCCGGCGGATACGTTGAGGCGGTTATATACTCACCATCTGCTACCTACGCGTACGAAGTCGGCGCGGCGGGAACGGCCGGCGGGGCGGGGTCGGGCGGCGGCACGGCCGGCGCCGCGGGCGGGTCGGGCCTGGTCGTCGTCGAAGAATATTACCAGTGACGAAAGCGCTTTCACTCGAATACGGGGTCGGCGGCATCTGCGTGCTGCTGACCCTGAACGTTCTGGTGAAGGTCGCCCAGGTGTTCCTCGAGCAGCACAATAAGAAGACCCGGGTTACCGAACGCACCATCAAGGAACTGGTGGAAGCGGTGAAGAAGCTGGAATTCAGAATGGTCGAACTGAACGTTTCCTTCGACCAACTTTCAAAGCTGAAGCTGGATGTGCTTCGTTCATTCACCGCGCTGAAGTCGCTTGCCGGCGACAGGTGGCCGTCCATTCGGGAAGACATCATGAAGGATCGTGAATGGTCGTCATCGTGAAGCCGAAACGATTCGCAGAACTTACCCGACTGCAGGAAGGCGACAGCGGGACGTTTGGCAAACTCGTTACCGATACGGGGCTGATATTTCTGACAGGCGAACTTCCTTGGCGCGACTTGAATGGTGACGGTTTTGGCGACCCGCAGCTGTCACGATTTAATCCTGGAAATTTCGTCTGCAGATGGGCCGTTTCGAAACGCTTCGGGACCCCCAGATACCACGTTCTAGATGTCCCAGGACGGTCCGGAATTCTAATCCATGGTGGTAACTTCGTGGGCGATAAGACGAAGCGGTTCACGTATGAGGGGACCCCGCGAACTTATCTATGCTCTGTCGAAGGGTGCATCGTCCTTGGAAGATTCAGGTCGCAGCATTTCGGGCAGACGTGTCTGACCCACAGCCGGGCGGCGCTTCGCGCCTTTGAAACAGAAATGCGACACGAAGACTTCGAGCTTCGCGTGTATGATGATTTCGCCAATTGACCGCGCTGATCGTGAACTATTTAATATACGCACCGACAAAACCGAAAAGGAAGGACAGGAGAAACCGATGAAAACATTCGTTCTTGCCCTATGCATTTTCGCCGCGGTCCCCGTCTTCTCTCTTTCCGGCGACGTCGCCACCGTCCACGCGCTGGAAGCCCAGCCGATCGTAGCGGTTCCGGTGGCGCCCGCCCCGACCCCGGTTCCCGATGGGACGCCGATGCCCGCCGTGGCGGTAGCGGAACCCGCAGCACCGCCCGTATGGGCCCAGGAACTTCTGGTGTTCATCCAGCAGGTGCCCGTCATCGGCCCTTACGCATCGAAGGCCATCTTCTATCTTGGGATCGTTTCTTCGTTGCTGACCGCCGTCGTCATCTGCCTTCTTACCATTTTAAATACCTTGATCGGCGTCGCTACGGCGGCCGGGTGGGTCTCCTTATCGAACGCTTTGGTATCGTTTCGCGACGGGCGGTTCATGTACTGGCTGAAGTTCATGTCCGCGTTCAACGCGAAAAAACCACAGCCGAAATTCTGAAAAGGAAGGGATTATGCCACTAGACCCAAACGTCACCGTCGGACTTATCGAACTGGCCAAGAAGGGCATCGAGTTCTTCACGGCGCTGCAGAAAGTTTCACAGGAGGATCTTAAGAATGCGATCGAAAAGGCAAAGTCTACTGGTGGCGATACTTCTGATCTTGAACGCGTGCTCAACGGGGGAACCTAAGAAAAACGCGCGCGTCTGGTATCTGGAAAGCGCCACATCGCAGCCAGTACGAAAGCAAGACCCGACCGCATTGCCTTCCTATCCCATGTTCTGCACCGAAGGCGACGACCTAATGGAGATTTTAAAATGAATCGAACCCAGTACATGACGGCCATTCTTCTCGTTTCCCTTCTCGTCGCCGTGGCGATGGGCGACACGCCGGGCATCAAGGCAAACAGCTGCCCGACATCACCGTCGCAGCAGTTCGCCAAGGCCATCAGTTCGAATGGAACGCTGACCTGCCAGGCGCCTTCGGGCGGCGGAAGCGGTATCACTAGCCTGAACAGTCAGACCCAATCGTCGCAGACCCTGGTGGTCGGTACTTCGGGGACCGACTTCGCGATCAGTTCCGCAAGCGGCATTCACACCTTCAATCTGCCGACGTCGTCCGCATCGAACCGCGGGGCTCTGTCCGCGGCCGACTGGTCCACCTTCAACGGAAAGCAAGCGGCGGGAAGCTATATCACCGCACTAACCGGCGACGTGACCGCATCCGGCCCCGGTTCATCTGCGGCCACCATTGCCGCGAACGTTGTAACAAACGCGAAACTTGCCACGGTGGCCACGGCGACTTTCAAAGGTCGCACGACATCCGGCACGGGTGACGTGGAAGATCTCACAGCCGCGCAGGCCACGGCGCTTCTGGATACTTTCACCACCAGCGCGAAAGGACTCGTGCCCGCCCCCGGAACGGTTCAAGGATACGTCCTGAAAGATAACGGGTCGTGGGGCGCCGCGGGCGATGTTAACGGCATCGGAACCCCCAGCGTGGATGGCTTCGGAATTCGCGAACTTCCCATTTATTCGGATGATACGGGAAAGACGATCTCGGCGGTATCGGGCTACGGCCTGTATCCTACCGACAAACTTCTGGAAGTGGGCACCCTGTGGTTTCACGGCGTGCAGGGATGGCTGGGCACCAACACCACCGGATCACATTTTCAATTCCAGGGTTCGGGGACGTGGGTTCAGCAGGCGACGTTTCCGTACCCCAGCATTGTTAATTTCGGTGTGGCGAGTGGTAACACACACTACCCATTCGGCAATGCCTCTGTTCAGAAGCTCCACCTTGGGTACGACCAAGGTGACGCGCTTGCTTCCATCTCAGCCGGTACGATCAAGGCTAAGACGAATTTAACGCTCGACGCCGACAACGTGGTGCTGGCGACCGGGACGAAGTACAGCTTCGCATCGGGTTCGTACGTCCAAGGCGGATCGGGAACGCTAACGCTGGCGGCGACTTCTGGTGGTTCGGGTTTCTATATCGACTTTGATGGTGCCCCCCAAATCCGACCGGCGGGATCATCCTATCCAGTCCTTCGGGCCGGGGCGAACGGCAACGTGGACCGCGGGATCTGGCTTCTCACCGGAAACATTGGCACCGTCACCCACGCTAATTATTACAGCGGCCAGATCGGATACAGCGGCGGCGGCCCGTACACTCCGACGATCTCCGCCTGGAAAAGCACGGCGTCTCAGTCTCTTGTTATGGGGTACGCCAGCGGCGACGATTTCCCGACGGTGTCCGACGGAACGATCCAAAGTAAGTCGGGCACCCCTATTAACTTGAACACCACGAACGAAGGCATCGCCATGTACACCACGGGTACGAAACCGACCTGTAATTCAGGACGCCGAACGCAGTTTTTCACTACGCTAGGAGGCAGCGGGGTCGCGGACGTTACTGAACAATGCTGCAAGGATGCCGCAGACGCATACGCTTGGGTGAGCGGCGTCTGCCCCTAATATATTAAAAGGAGACTTTCTTATGCAGATAGCACAGGCCGGCGTGGCCCTTCCCTTCGAAGTGACCTACTACGAAAGCGATCTTTTCGTCGGCATGGTGGTGCTGGACGTTTCGACGGGCACGCCCGTGCAGGTGGGCGACGTCATCCCCATGGAGATCGCCGCCGATAATACTTATTTCGCGCGATTCACGCCGTCGAACGGCAAGGCGTATGTGGTGGTGAAAAGCGTGTACACCGATGACACCTACGAAACGATCGATACGGAATACGCGGCGGGAAGCGAAAGTTTCTACGCCATGTACCTGACCCCGGTCCAGGACGCGCTGGTCGGCGTCGTAGAATGTTAAGCCGGCCGAAGCCGTTGCCGGCGTCTTCGAATGGCGTGCGGGTCATCTACTGGTGGCCCGAATGGATTCGACGCTTCTTTAGGAAAGGAAACCCATGAACGTATTTTCGATCTACCTGGGCGACGCCAAGCCCATGAACCTTAAGGTACTGGCGAAAGATTGCAATAACGCGACCCCGTTCGATCTATCCGCGGCGGATGAAATCGACGTGGCGCTGCCGAAACAGGATGGCACCCTTCTGCACTTGCTGCTATCGGAAGACGAAGTCGTCGTCCAATCGCCCGCGGTTCTGGGGCGAATGACGGTCGCTATCTCGAGCGCGAATTCGGCCCTTCTTCTGGTGGGCGTGCTGCAGACGTTCACGGTCACCATAACGATAGGCAGCGAAAAACAAACGGTGACGTATCCTAACGCCCTGTCGGTGCTAGAAATCGTCTGATACGATCGCCTATGAGAAACCTCCTAGTTACTCACGATGGGACCCCCGCCGGGTAATGGCCTTCCCCGCGCGGGGGTTTCTTTTCGGCTATACTGGACGCCTACCAGCCATAAACCGGTTTCCAGTTCCGGGTCGGATCATCCCCGAACTGGATTAGCGGCCCCGGCCCTTTTCAGCGGGGGACCGGGGCCGCGCCAGTTTCGAAATCGCTAATCGCGATCTTCAATCCGCGATTAGCGATTAGCAGTGCGTTATTTCCGGTAACGGGGCCCGACCCACCCTTTGGCTTCGATCGGTAAGCCACGCGCCCAGGCCGGCGGCTGGCACAGTATTCTGGTGAACTCGTCGACCGACCCCCGGCCTATCTTCTTCTCGGCAAGCCCTTCGTCGTGAATCATCAATAACGCGCAGTATCCAGACGCTTCCAGTCGGACCATCGCGGGCATCATCAGGTCGCGGGCAGCGCCTTGGGTCGCGTTCTGCACCAGCACGCCGCCCCAAGTTCTTTCTAGCGCCCATTGCTTCGTCTTAGGGTTCACGCCCCAGAATTCCAGCGTCTTGGCGTCGAACGTCTTATCGCCCACGGTCTTCGTTCGCCATGCGACCTGGGGCTCGCGGAAGGCAAGGCGCCGGCCGCTGGGAAGTTCCAGCCACAGGAAATTGTCAGAAACCGAGAACCGGCATCGCCCGGCTTCATGGACGGTGCCCGGCCGTTCGACCGCGGCGATGGCGGCAAGTTCCGCGGCCTTCCAGAATGCGGGCACCGCTTCGTTCGACTTGCGATAACTCGACACGGCGGCGATCGATTGATCGTCGGTGAGTTTCAGGCGATGCTGAACCCATGCCGTCGATTGGAAGTTTTCCCAGCCCATCCCGAATCCGCACCCTAATACCTGCGCTTTTCCTAGCTGCCGGGCGTCCAGCGCCCATTTCTCTTCACGACCTACGGCGGATTCTATTTCCGCGTACGATTTTCCGGTGTTCTGCGACGCCTGGAAAATGTACGGGTCCTTACCATCGCGAAGGGCCTGAAGCCCCGCTTCGTTGCCTGCAAGCCACCATAAAACCGCTACTTCGATCTTCGAAAAGTCGGCCACGAACAGTTCGTACCCGTCGGTAGGAATGATCATGTTCCGCAAAATGCTGCTGAACAGCACGGCCAGCGTGTCGCCGTACAATAGGCGAAGCATTTCGGGATCGCAGTTCACGACGTTTTCGACGGCCGCATACGGCCGCCGCTTATCGACGCGGATGATTCCGCGCGGGAAATTATGCGGCTGCAGTCCGTTGCCGGTATCGCGGCCCGTGCTGCTGCCGTGATACAGCAAGATGTCCCGCACGCGATGGTCGTCGCACGCGCGGTCTTGCATCGCATAATATTTCTTGGTGGACGTCATCGTCAGCGCTTTTCGGATCTCGAGCAGCCGGTGCATGTCGGGCGTCAAACCGAAACCGGATAGGGCGTCGTCGACCGTCTTGGCTTTCAGATTCGGAAGTTCGATTCCGTCTAGCTTCAGAAATTCCAGAATGGAATCGCGCGCGCCGGGCTTGGTGATTAGCCCCATCGTCAGCGCGTCCAGTTCCTTCAGCTTCACCTTCGATTCGGTGGCCATCATGCCCACGATCTTATCGACCGTGGGGATGTCGATGCGAAGCCCGCGCCAGTTCAGTCGCTGATTTAAAATCCAGATCTGCTGTTCTTCCGGCGAAAGGTCCGGCAGTTCTTCGTCCAGAACTTCTTCGACGCGAACGTCGAATTCGCAGTAATGATATAGCGTCTTCCACACGTCGGGCGCCGCTTCGGGTTCAAGGAAGACCGGCGGTTCCGGGGCACACGCGACCTTGCGAAGTCTATCGGTGATGCGGCCCTTGCCGCCGAAGGTGATGGAGAAGAACTTATCGTTCGCCTTCTTCCACGCGTTCCACGCCTTGGTGGGCTTGCAGGTCGCCATCATCGCCGAGTACCCGCGGCGGTCCTTCTGCATGGATAGCTTCAGCGCCTGGCCTGCCTTCTCGAGCGACCGGGGCAGCGCGCAGGCGGCGGCCTTGGCGGCGGTACATCGCCGCTGTTCCAAAGGAATGGACGGCCAGCCCAGTCGTGCGACCAGGATGTTTTCGTAGACGCACCATTCGAAGAACGAGTTATGCGCGCTGAAAAGGTAGCCGTCTCGAATGAGACCCTTCCACCAGTTTCGGAATTCGGGCGTGTGGTCTTCCCACCGTAGATTGATCTGGTGGAAGTCTAGGAAGGTGATCTTCCGCTGCCCGTGAACCTTGATCGCTAGACACGTGGGCTTCGTCGTGGGGTCTAGCGAATACTTATACGCCCCCTGTTTCTTCAGGTCCGCCATCGACCTGGTTTCGAAATCGTGAGTGACGACCCGACGCTTCAAAACACGTGCCCACAGTCCTGGCAGTTCGCGCGAACCGTCCTATCTGACGGCCAATGGACGCGGGTATGCGGGCAAGCGTCGGCGGAAGATGTCGCCGTCTTCGCATTAGGAACTTCGACGACGTCTTCAGCCGGCGCCTTTCCTATCCCTAACACGATCTGCCGCGCCTTTCGAAGCCCGTCGATCTTGCCGGCCAGCTGTTTGACTTCGTCCTTCGTTTCCAAAATCGCGCGGTCGATTCCCGACAGAATATTCGTGACGACGATATCGGGGCTCATTTTTTCTTTCCCGGATTCGATCCATTGGTGGGCGCTTTCTTCGCGCCGACTTCGCCCACGTTTTCTTTCGGCATACAGACCGGCGAATAATCTACGCCACCGGGGACGGGCATCCGCCGGATCATACCTACGCAGGCGGCGCCCGCGTTATTCTGAAAGCACCAGTCGGTGCACAGCTTCAGCGCATCCACCGGCGGGGGCGTACTCGCGCACGCGGTCAGTAGAAAGATGGTGATCAGTAGGGTCGTCTTCATGGGGTCTCCTTGATTTTATTGGATAGCCGTTTCACTTCGGCGCGTAGATGCTTCAGTTCTTCTTCGCGATCGGCCTTATGCCGCGCGCACTTGGCGACGACCCGGGCAATCGCGCGTTCGTGATATTCCTTATCCGCGGCGATGGCGGCCGTCACGACTTCTTCGGGCACCATCGGTTCGCCGGCGTGCCCGTCCAGGCGGATTCCGGGAACGCCGCTTATACTTGAGAACGGGCGCCTCACGGCGTCCGCCACGTCTGCAGGCCGCAGCGCTTACAGGACCACCACGACACGCCGGCGCTGTCGGTGTTCACCCATTGGTGGCCCAGAAACCTGCACCAGAATCGGGCTTTGATTTTCACGTGGCGGCCCCTTTCAGCTTTCGGCGCAGGCGATACTCGCGCCCGCGGGCGTTGCTGCACGCGCGGCACTTCCGCGCGATGCCGTCCTTATATAGATCGTCGCTGCGCAGATAGGTGTTCTTCTCGTCGAGTACGTGGCCGGCGCGGCAATGGGTGGTGTTCTTATTCACGCCGCCCCCATCA